GGAGTTTGCAGAATGAGCACTTCAACTGATTACGTTTACCGCGCTGCCGAGGCCACACGCCGACGCGCAATGGATAAAGACGACTTGCGCCACATTCTCAGCGAAGGAGTCGCATGCGCGATTGTCGCGATTGTCTCGGCTGGCACTTTCATTCTGGCTGTAGTGGAGAGCGCGAAATGAGTACGAAATTCACTCCTGGGCCTTGGATAATCAATGCGGGCGATTATGGTCACGCCATAGCGGTTGGCGGGAAGTCTATTGCCGCTGTATGGCCAGAATCTATTGATGGGACAGGCTTGCCGCACGAAGCCAACGCCCACCTAATCGCCGCCAGTCCAATCATGGCCGAATACATCGCCATACAAGCCGAAAAGGGAGATGAAGATGCCGCGCGCATTCTCGCCATCATCAACGGCGCTTCTTGATTCGTGGGGTAGGAGGAATCGTGCGCTGGCAGACACTCCATGCTGTCATTGCGGGATTCCATTTAGGCCGCGAGATGCGCAATCAAAGTATTGCTCGCGCCCGTGCATGTGGGCAAACAATGGTAAAGGCCAAAGTAAGCCCGACGGTCATTCCTATTGGTGGGTAACCGCAAAAGGATATATCGAAGGAAAGGTCTGGAAAGACGGCCGGCCGATTCAAATGAAGCAGCACCGTTTTGTTATGGAGTCCGTGATTGGCCGTGCATTGCTCGCAGACGAGGACGTTCACCACCGAAACGGAAACAAGACGGACAATTCGCCAGAGAATCTGGAACTGATTACGCACGGGGAGCATTCGCGACACCACAGTGCGGGCCGCGTTCATAAGCGCGGTTACAAAATCAACATATCCCCCGATGAGAGAGCGAAGCGCAGTAATCGCATGAAAGCGTTCCACGCACAAGTCGCCCTCAAAGCCGCGCGAGGTGAATCATGAGCACATTCAAACCCGGAGAGACTTACAAAACCCGCGACGGCCGTGAGGCTAGGGTTTATGCGGTGGATGGAGGGCGGAATCAAAACATTATTCATGGCGCATTGCTTATGGATGGTGCGTGGCTTTCGCAAACGTGGAGCAGCGACGGCAGGATGATTAAAGGCAACTTATGCCCTGAAGACCTCATGCCGCCTAAGCGTGGGTTGTGGGTGAATGTGTACGACGGCGGGGCGGTTAGTTACGGGTTCGCCTGTCGCGATGACGCAGACGCATCAGCCGGGGAATATCGCATTGCCCGCATCCGCGTCGAATACACAGAGGGTCAATTCGATGACTAGATTAAATTTCGGTCCCCGTCTGGACATCATCGGCAAAGACGAGGCTCCCGATCCCGAAGATACCGAAGATTACCGCGACGATATTTGTGAACTGTTCGGGCAGGTTTACGAGGAAGAAAACGAAGTGGACACGTTCACCGACGGCAAGTTGGACTTCAACAAATGAGCGCCGCTAGTCGCGACGATTACGACGACTGGCAAAGACTACTGAGTGAGGACGAAGATTATGAGCGATGGGCAGACGGGGATTGTGAAGATCGGGAGCCGGGAATACAAAACGGTAGCATTGAGGGTGCAGGAATTCCGCGAAGCATTCCCGCTGGAGAGTGGATGGGCGCTCCATTCTAAAATCGTCCAGATTGACGAGGACAAGGTAGTTGTCCGCGCGTCGGTGGTAAATCCCGATGGTCGGGTTATCGGGACGGGCTACGCCGAGGAATACCGCAAGGCGGGGAAAATTAACGCCACTTCGGCACTTGAGAACTGCGAGACCTCTGCCATTGGGCGGGCATTGGCGGCGTGTGGTTTCGGCGGCTCTGAATACGCCTCAGCGAACGAAGTCCAAGGCGCAATAGCTTCACAGGAGGTCATGATTGCCGAGCGCGTCACGGCTGCGCTGGAGGCGGTAGAGAAAGGCGACTGGTTGGCCTGCTGTCTGCTGGACAAAGGCGATGACGCGATGTGGCTTGAAGCCTGGAAGAAGATGGGCAGCAAGGACCGCGCAGCGTTTAAGGCTTTGGAAGCGAAGCGAGATCAGTACCGCGACGGGCTGAACTCACTCGCGAACGACGAACACGGCTTCGCGCAGTTCAACGACGAACTGAACGACGAACAAGCCCGCTACATTTACCGCCTAATCTCATCCGAGGCGCAGGCAACAATGACTCACCAAAGGAAGAAAGCAGCATGAATTACGACAACGACAATCAAGGCGCGGTGTGGCGCAATGAAAAGAAAACGCAGGACACGCACCCGCACTTCACCGGCAGCGCGACGGTCAACGGCGTCGAGTATTGGGTGTCCGCCTGGAAGCGGGCAGAAGGCGCGGCAGAAAAAGCGCCGCTGTTGAAGTTCAGATTCACTGCCAAGGAAAAGCGCGAGGAATCACATCCGGTTGCGCAGAATCATGGCCCGGACTTTGACGACGATATCCCGTTCTGATGGACGGCACGACAGTGTTAATGCTCCTGCTGGCCGCTTTGGTGCTGGCGGGGGCGAGGTTGAAGGCATGAGAGATTGCAAATACCACGATAAGGCATGCCCGTGCCAGGACGGAGACGCTTGCCACTACGAAGATTGCGGCGACACCAAGGCAATGGACCCGCGTTATGTGCTGCTGGCCCGCATCGCTGCGCTTGAGGCGCTGCGTGACAGTCATGCGGAGTTTGTGCGGAAGGTGCGGGAGTTTGCTGAAAATATGCAGGCATACAACACCGGGCGAGCTACGGCAGGGCACGCACTAATCGCCATCTGCGACGCCGAAATTGCGAGGGAGCAGCCATGAGCAACCAATGCGAACACGGCCAGCTCGTCCGTACTTGCCTGCTGTGTGAAATGCGGGGCGAGAATCTAGCCCTGCGCGCTCAGCTTGAGAAAGCATTAGACGCAGGCGTCGGCTATTCGCAGCAAACAGTCGATGCGATTGCGGGCGAGCGGGACAAGCTGCGCGCTGAGAATGTCGCGCTGAAAGATGCCCTTATTTATTGGCTTCCAGAGGATTGCCCGCTGGCATATCAGGATGACCCCGTATCGCGTGCCCATCGAAAAGAGTGGGTTAAGACAGCAAAATTGATTGATGACGATGGCGACCAAGCATTTAAGGCAAGGGGCGAGGCGCTTATGGGACACGCAGGCCATGCCAGGATTCACCACCAAATAAATTGGAACAACGCAGCGCCCCTGATTCTTTCAGGGCACCACAAAAAGGCAGAACAATGAGACTCACCGCCAAACAAGAAGCCTTCGCCCAGGCCATCGCAGACGGCATGACCCAGGCCGACGCCTACCGACAAGCCTTCAACGTCAAGTCAACAACAAAGCCCGAAAGCATCTGGGACAGCGCCAGCAAGGTAATGGCTCACCCAGAGGTCGCCCACAGGGTGACCGAACTCAAAGAGAAACTAGAAAAGAAGGCCCTTTGGTCACGCGAAATGAGCGTCAAAGCCCTAGTCAAAGCCTACCAAATGGCAGAAAAGAGCACAAACCCTCAAGCCATGACCGGCGCAATCAAAGAAATCAACGCCATGCACGGATTCAACGCGCCACAAAAGATCGACATAAACGCAGAATTTACACTCCGACGCATCGAGCGAGTAGTGGTTAAAGCATGACAAATAAGCCTCTAAAGCATACTGGACGTGCTCAAGCAGCTATAAATAAATGAGCGTTTTAAGAATACCAACCCCCGAGTGGGCGCTGCCCCTGCTGGAAGGCAGCCGCTACAAAGGCGCATGGGGTGGCCGAGGCTCGGGCAAGTCTCACATGTTCGCCGAGCTGATGATCGAAGCCCACATCATGAACCAGAAGCGTAGAAGTGTCTGCGTGCGTGAAATACAGAAGTCGCTGAGTCAGTCTGTGAAGCGGCTGCTAGAAACAAAGATTCAAAGCATGAACGCTGGCGCTTACTTTGAAGTGCAGGATGCTGTAATCAAGTCTAAAAAGGCTGATGGCGCGATTATATTTCAGGGTATGCAGAATCATACTGCTGACTCAATTAAATCGCTCGAGGGTTACGACTGCGCTTGGGTAGAGGAAGCCCAAAGTCTAAGCCAGACCAGCCTTGACCTGCTTCGACCGACAATCCGCAAGCCAGACAGCGAACTCTGGTTTACATGGAACCCGCGCCAAGAATCTGATCCGGTAGACTTCCTGCTCAGAGGCCCAACGCCGCCGAAGGATGCGACCGTTATCAAGGTCAACTTCTTAGACAATCCGTGGTTCCCCGCCGTCCTGCGCGACGAAATGGAGTACGACAAGCGGCGCGATCCTGACAAGTACGCCCACGTCTGGATGGGTCAGTACCTGACCAACAGCAATAGCCGGGTGTTCAAGAACTGGAAGATTGAAGAGTTTGATGCAGCACCTGACGCAATTCACCGGCTGGGCGCTGATTGGGGTTTTGCCGTTGATCCAACAGTCCTGGTGCGATGCCACATTGTTGGCAGAACGCTCTATATTGATCACGAAGCCTACATGGTCGGGTGTGAGATTGTGAATACGCCTGAGTTGTTTATGCAGGTTCCAGAGGCCGAGAAATGGCCAATCGTGGCAGATTCAGCCAGGCCCGAGACAATCAGCCATATGCGGAAGAGCGGCTTTCCCAAGATAATGACAGCGGTCAAAGGCGCAAAATCGGTGGAGGAAGGCATTGAGTTTCTGAAGGGATACGACATCGTGGTTCACCCGCGCTGCACGCATACGATTGACGAACTCAGCCTGTACAGTTACAAGCAAGACCCGCTGACGGGTAAAATCCTGCCGGTGCTGGAAGACAAGAAGAATCACGTTATTGATGCCCTGAGATATGCTTGTGAGGGAATCAGACGCGCAATTGTTGTCAAGCCGCAGACTTTCGTGCCATTGCCGACGATGCACAAATGGTAGAAAATCGGACAAACAAGGACAAATATGGCCAAAATACCGACCGAAGAACGCCTTGCTACTCTCCATTCTGATGCGCTGGCGCAGTTCAACGACATTCAGACAGCGTTAAGAGATGAGCGCCTGCAATGCCTGCAAGACCGGCGTTTCTACTCACTTTGTGGAGCGCAATGGGAAGGGCCGCTGTATGACCAGTACGAGAATAAGCCCAAATTCGAAGTAAACAAAATCATGCTGGCGGTTATCAGAATCGTCAACGAGTACCGTAACAATCGGATTACAGTCGACTATGTAAGCAAAGACGGTTCAGAGAACGACAAGCTGGCCGAAGTCTGCGATGGCCTGTACCGTGCCGACGAGCAGGCATCCGTGGCTGACGAAGCCTACGATAACGCTTTTGAGGAAGCAGTCGGTGGTGGCATTGGGGCTTGGCGGTTGCGAACGGTCTACGAAGACGAAGAGGATGACGAGAACGACAGGCAGCGGATCCGAATCGATCCAATCTACGATGCCGACAGTTCAGTATTCTTTGATTTGAACGCAAAGCGCCAGGACAAGTCCGACGCCAAGTATTGCTTTGTGGTCACTAGCATGACCCGCGAGAGCTACAAGGAAATCTATAACGACGACCCGACAGACTGGCCGAAGATCATCCATCAATACGAGTTTGACTGGTCAACGCCTGATATTGTCTTCGTCGCTGAATACTACAAGATTGAGGAAAAGACCGAGGTTATCCGCATCTTCGAGGCCATTGATGGCACGGAGGAACGATACAGCCAAACAGATTTTGCGAACGATGAGACTCTGGAAGAAACCCTGATGGCAGTCGGTAGCCGTGAGGTGCGCCAAAAGCGTGTCAAACGGATGCGCGTTCGAAAATACATTATGTCGGGCGGCAAGGTGCTGGAAGACGCTGGTTACATTGCTGGCAAGTGCATTCCCATCGTTGTGGTTTACGGTAAGCGCTGGTTCGTGGACAACATCGAACGCTGCATGGGCGCTGTGCGCCTGGCCAAGGATGCCCAACGTCTGAAGAACATGCAGCTCTCCAAGCTGGGTGAGATTAGCGCGTTGTCTAGCATTGAAAAGCCCATCATGACCCCTGAGCAAGTCGCAGGACATCAAGTGATGTGGGCTGAGGACAATCTACGGGATTACCCGTACCTGCTGGTTAACCCGATTACAGGGCCAGATGGCAATACGCAAGTGTCAGGGCCTGTAGCCTATACAAGATCAGCGGCTATTCCACCCGCAATGGCGGCGCTTTTGCAGATCACTGAGCAGGATATGCAGGATATTCTGGGCAACCCGCAAGGCGCTGACAAGATGGTGTCTGGCGTATCGGGCAAAGCGGTGGAGATGATTCAAACCCGCGTAGACATGCAGACCTTCATCTACATGAGCAACTTTGCTAAGGGCATGAAGCGCTGCGGTGAAATCTGGCTGGGCATGGCGAAGGAAATCTACACCGAAGACAAGCGCAAGATGAAGACCATTGCGCCTACTGGTGAGGCTGGCATGGTTGAGCTGATGCAGCCAATGATTGACCCAGAAACGGGCGGCATGATGATGTCGAACAACTTGAGCGATGCAACTTTTGACGTTGTTGCAGAAGTTGGGCCATCGTCCAGCAGCAAGCGTGCAGCCACGGTCAGAGCTTTGACCGGCATGCTCCAGATCACCCAAGACCCAGAGACAGCTCAGGTGCTGAGCGCAATGGCCATGATGAACATGGAAGGCGAGGGCATTGGTGACGCCAACGCCTACTTCCGCAAGAAGCTCCTGCGGATGGGCGTGGTCAAGCCAACCGACACAGAAGCCGAAGAACTTATGGCCGAGATGCAGGGCAAGCCGCAAGACCCGAACGCTATGTACCTCCAGGCTGCAGCCGAGGAAGCCACAGCCAAGGCAGCCCAGGCTCGAGCCAGCACCGTCAAGACCGTGGCCGATGCTGAACTTAGCCGAGCCAAAACGGTTGAGACCCTGAGCAACATTGACATGGATTCCCAAGACCATGCGCTGAAGCTGGCAAAACAAATTGGTGGCATTGTTCAAGAACAAGCACAACCAATTGTCAATCAAAACATAATTGAGTGACAATTGCATAAATACGGCATCCGCCCAGCCGTTTCAGTGGGTGAGTTTAGACAGGGTTAATGATGAATCAAAAGGCAGATCAGGAGATTGACAACAACGAAGATATTGCAGTCATCGAGGATGAGGCCACCGAGCAGCCAGAGGCGCAAGCCGAAGGCGATCAGGCCACAGACCAAGACGACGACGATTCCGACGAAGTTGTTGTCTCCATTGGTGAGGAAGCGCCACCTCCCGAAGAACAGACTCAAGCACCTGAATGGGTTCGCGAGCTGCGTAAGACGAACCGAGAACTACAGCGACAGAACCGAGAACTGCAAGGCAAGCTCCAAACCTCCGCACAGACTGAGATCAAGCCAGTTGTGCTGGGTAAGAAGCCAAGCCTAGAAGATCACGATTACGACGCAGAGAAGTTTGAGGAAGCATTGACGCACTGGTTTGAGCGCAAGCGCCAAGCCGATGAGATCAACGCCAGGCAGGAAGCTGAAGTTATGACCCAGCAGAAAGCCTGGCAAGCCAAACTGGAAGGCTACAGCAAGGCGAAAGCCGAGCTGCGAGTCAAAGACTTCGACGATGCCGAGGCTATGGCCCAGGAATTGTTCACCGTTACACAGCAAGGCGTAATGCTCCAAGGCGCGGATAATCCCGCGCTGGTCGTCTACGCACTCGGAAAGAATCGAAAGAAGGCGCAAGAGCTGGCAGCCATCAAAGACCCGGTAAAGTTCGCCTTTGCGGTTGCAAAACTGGAGAAAGACTTGAAAGTTACAAACCGCAGAGCAGCACCACCGCCAGAAAGAGTCGTGTCCGGTACGGGCCGAGTTTCTGGCGCAGTAGACTCAACTCTTGAACGGCTCCGCGAAGACGCTGCACGTACTGGCAACATGACCAAGGTCATCCAGTACAAGGCGCAGAAGCGATCAGCATCCAAATAAACAACTAGGAATTTTCCATGAGCAATTCATTTAGTAAGGAAGAGCGCGTAGCGTTCGAGGACATCCTCGAAGGCTTCAACGACGCGCTGGTGCTTTCCCGTAACGTGTCCGTCTACAACACCGACGGCTCGATGATGGAGCGCACCAACAACGTGATCTACCGCCCCCAGCCCTACATCGCTCAGTCCTACGATGGCATGGATCAAACGGGCAATTTCGGCAACTACACCCAGCTGTCCGTCCCTGCGACGCTCGGCTTCCAAAAGTCCGTCCCTTTCATTCTGGACGCACTCGAACTGCGCGATGCGTTGCAAGAAGGCCGCCTGGGCGAAGCTGCAAAGCAGAAGCTGGCATCCGATATCAACATCGCCATCATGAACGTGGCAGCGGCTCAAGGCTCGCTCGTCGTTACCGTAAGCACCGCTGCCGGTGACTACGACGATGTGGCCCTGTGCGACAGCATCATGAACGAGCAGGGCGTTCAAGCCTTTGACCGTTATATGGCCTTGTCTTCACGCGACTACAACGGCATCGCTGGCAATATTGCTGGTGGTACTGGTGGCGCTTCTGTGTCACGTAGTTTCTCTGGTAACAAGTCGAACAATGCGTTTGAGCGTTCTTATGTTGGTATGGTCGCAGGCTTTGAGACCTACAAACTGGACTACGCAAACCGCATTGCAGCGGCGACTGGTGCTGATCCGACCATGAGCACTTTGGCTGCGGCAAGCAACTATTACGTGCCGGTAGCTACCAGCACCGCGTCAACTGGTGAGACTGGCAACGTGGACAATCGTTTCCAAACGATTACCGTGTCCAGCACGACCGACCTGCCGGCTGGTACCGCCATCGAAATCGAAGGCGTCGAAGCTGTGCATCACATCACAAAGCAAGGCACTGGATTCTCCAAGACCTTCCGCGTGGTGAGCGTTACGACCGGCACGACTTGCGTTATCACCCCGCCGATCATCTCGGCCCAGGGTGGCACTGACGCTGAGTTGCAATACCAGAACTGCATCGTCACCGCTGCTGCTGGTCGCACCGTGAACCGATTGAACACCACCACCGCACCCATGAACTGCTTCTGGCAGAAGGATGCGCTGGAGATTCTGCCTGGCCGTTACGCTGTCCCGTCTGATGCTGGTGTCGCAGTGATGCGTGCAAGCACCGACCAGGGCATCGAGCTGGTCATGCAAAAGCAGTACGACGTCAACACCATGAAGACCAAGTATCGTCTCGATACCTTGTTCGGCGTGGTCAACAAGCAGCCAGAGATGTCTGGCATCTTGCTGTTCAATCAGGCATAAGGAGCCATCATGAGCTACAACGTAATTTTTGCGCAAGGCACGGCCACCGTCACTGTGCCAGCAAATGAGAAGATCGCTGTTCAAGCATACTCGCCAGCGAGCGTGTTTCAGGAAGTTGGTTACCCCAACTTTCCTGAATCACAGGACTTGTTGACCACGGTTGAGAACACCACTTATGTATCAGGCGCATTCACTAATGCCACCAGCGTGACTATTCAAGCTGGTGCATCGGGCGCTTATTACTCGGTGGGCGTTTCGCCTGACATCAACAACAATGGCAACTGGCAGCCTCAAGGTGCGCCTGCTGACATAGCTGATGGTGGCTCGATGATTGCCACGGCAGCCAACGTGCTGACTGGCATCGTGACAGCAACGCCAACGACTGCTCGAAGTATTCAACTGCCAACGGGTGCAAACCTTGACCTGGCAACTGAATGGGCAATCGGTGATTCGTTTGACTTCACCGTTCTCACTCTGGCTGCGTATGTTTTGACCATCACGGTCAACACTGGCGTGACCATTGTGGGTGCTGCTACAACGGCTGCAACGTCTGGTGCATCTGCACGCTTCCGTCTTCGCAAGACTGCGGCTGATACGTTTATCGTTTATCGTATCGGTGGTTAAACCAAACAGGCCGGCAGAGATGCTGGCCTGTTTTTAATGGAGAACGATATGCCAATGACCAAAGGTTACTCAAAGAAATCAATCGGCAAGAATATTGCTATGGAAATGAAGGCCGGAAAGCCCCAAAAGCAGGCCGTCGCTATGGCTCTCGGCATGGCAAGCAAGTCGGCAAAAGCCGCTGGCAAGCCAGGTAAAGCACCGATGAAAAAGATGAAATGATTAAGTCAGCCGCAATTATCAAGACCAAGGCTCTCGCCCCGCGGAAGGAATTGCGGTTGGAAAAGCGCAGGCTAAAAAAGGCGCAGGCAGCAGAGCGCAAAGCAATCAAGCAAGTGCGTCCATCGCCTATTTGTAGGCAGTTTGTGGAAGTCCATGAGATTGAAACTTCTGTGGAAGAAGGCCCAGCAACCCGCGAGGAAATGCTGCAACAAGCCGAGGTGCTTGGGCTGAAGATTGACAAACGCTGGTCAAATTCGACACTTCTGAAACACATCGAGGGATCAGCATGGGCTACACAAAACGACAATTCATAAGCGCCTCCTTCGAGGAAATCGGGCTTGCGTCTTATGTGTTTGATCTACAGCCCGAGCAGCTTGAATCCGCTCTGCGTCGTCTTGATGCAATGATGGCAGACTGGAACGCCAAGGGCATCCGTCTTGGTTACCCGCTGCCATCCAGCCCACAGGACAGCGATCTTGATGAAGAAACGCTGGTGCCTGATTCGGCGTATGAGGCCATCATTTGCAGCCTGGGCATCAGGCTGGCGCCAAGTTACGGCAAGCAAGTGATGATTGAGACCAAGACCACTGCCAAGCAGGGCTATGACATTTTGTTGCAAAGAGCTACGTTCCCGCTTGAACAGCAACTGCCTGCAACAATGCCTGCTGGTGCTGGCAACAAGCCTTGGCGGGTCTACGACAATCCGTTTATCAGGCCACCAGCCAACCCAGTCACCGCTGGCCCCGATGGGCCTATCGAATATTACTAAGGACAATCATGCCAACGATCAATCAACTGCCAGTCCTGAACACGATTTCAAGCGGCGACCAGCTTCCGGTTTATTCACCAAACAACGGGGATGCAAGACGCACCTCGATTGGTTCTTTGCTGACGTTTTTCCAGCAGAGTTTTGCATCGCCCACGCTGGCGGTGAATCTGTTTGTGCCTGGCAATGGCTTCAACATCACCGTGCCCACGCCCGTCAGCAATGACCAGTGGATGCTGCTGCAACCCGCTGCCCCGCTAGCAACTGGCACGATCACCCTGCCTTTGAACACGGGCGTGCCTGACGGCACTACGGTGCTGATTACGACTACGCAAGAGATCACCTCGTTGACGATTGCGCTTAATGGTGCATCTGCTATTTATGGCGCAGTGACTTCATTGGCGGCAGGGACTGCAACAGCGATTCGATTTTATCAGCCTACAAACTCTTGGTATCAGATCAATGCTGGTGCAGTTTATGCGGCTGGCATTCAGGCTTTCTTGGCTGTGCCATCTAGTGCCAATCTACGGGCAGCAATGACCGATGAGACAGGAACGGGGCTGTTAGTTTTTGCAACCAGCCCGACCCTGACCACTCCAACGATCACAAACCCAACTGTTAGCACAGGAACATTTACCAGTCCAGCATTGGTGACTCCAGCTTTAGGTACTGTGGCAAGCGGGAATATTTCTGCTTGCACTAGCACAAGTATGGTTATGGTGACCCCAGTTATCGGTGCGGCAACAGGCACAAGTCTGGCGGTTACCGCAGCGGTCACATCCTCTGGCACGGCTGGCGTTGGTTATGCCACAGGCGCAGGTGGGGCAGTCACCCAAGCCACAAGCCGAACCACAGGCGTGACGCTAAACAAAACATCTGGTGCAATCACCTTATTCAGTGCGGCAGGCTCGGCAACAGCGGCAACCTTCACCGTGACCAATAGCACCGTGGCGGCAACCGATGTGATCATTCTGAATCAGAAGTCAGGCACCGATCTTTATGACTTGATGGTCACTGCGGTGGCGGCTGGAAGTTTCAACATCACATTCCGCACCACTGGTGGCACGACCGCAGAAACACCAGTGTTTAACTTTGCAGTTATTAAGGGCGTGGCGGCGTAATGGCAACCAAGCCCAAGTCCTCGGTCAATGCGGCTGGCAATTACACGAAGCCAACCATGCGGAAAGCCTTGTTTGAAAAAATCAAGGCAGGGACAAAGGGCGGTGACCCAAACGAATGGTCAGCCCGTAAAGCCCAACTACTGGCGGTGGAATACAAGAAAAAAGGCGGCGGTTATAAATGAAAGCTCCGCAAAAAAGCCTGAAAGACTGGGGTTCGCAGAAATGGCGCACCAAGTCAGGAAAGCCATCGTCTGAGACGGGCGAGAGGTATCTGCCTGAGAAGGCTATCAAGTCACTGACAGCGGCTGAGTATGCGGCAACCACACGGGCAAAGCGTGAGGCTACCAAAGCAGGCAAACAGTTTGCCAAGCAACCTAAAAAGATTGCCGAAAAGATTAAGGGTTTCAGATGAAAACGCCAGCTTATGCCCGCAAGGAAGGCCAGAACCCCAAAGGCGGCTTGAACGCCAAGGGTCGTGCTGCTGCCAAGGCCGAAGGCATGAACCTGAAGCCGCCAGTCAAGACCGGCGACAACCCTCGCAGGGCATCGTTTCTAGCTCGCATGGGTGGCAACGCTGGCCCTGAGTACAAAGACGGCGAACCGACCCGCCTGCTGCTCAGTCTCAAGGCGTGGGGCGCATCGTCCAAGACTGATGCCAAAGCCAAAGCAAAGCGCATCTCTGAACGCAACAAGGCTAAGTGATGCAAATACCTATTCTGAACGGCATCTACACCGACAACACACCTGAACTGCGTACAGCGTATCCAGTCAATCTTGTGCCTGTGCCAAAGCAGTCAGGGATTAGCAACGGGTTTCTGCGGCCAGGCGATGGCATTGTCTCCAACGGCACAGGCCCAGGCATTGATCGTGGCGGCATCAACTGGCAGGGCGAGTTATATCGGGTCATGGGCACAAAGTTGGTAGAGATAAACAGCGCAGGGGCAGTAACAACATTGGGCGATGTGGGTGGTCCAACAAGCGAATTAGTGACCTTTGATTACAGCTTTGACCAACTAGCGATTGCATCGGGCGGGCGGTTGTATTACTGGAACGGCTCGACCCTGACTCAAGTGACCGACCCTGACTTGGGCGTGGTGCTCGATGTGGTGTGGGTGGATGGGTACTTCATGACCACCGATGGCGAGTTTTTAGTAGTCACCGAGCTGTCTGACCCCACCCAAGTTAACCCGCTGAAGTACGGCAGCTCAGAGGCAGACCCAGACCCAGTGGTTGCCCTGCTTAAACTGCGCAACGAAATCTACGCGCTCAACCGAAATACCATCGAAGTGTTTGACAACGTTGGCGGCGAGCTTT